TTCCTAGCAGCCATATCAATACCAGTACTAAATAAACTCTTTAGTCCCTCGGCATCAGTGATACCAATTGTCTTTAGTAAGTTACCTAAAGGATTATCACCAAATAAGTTAGTAGCGGCTCCGCCTGCGCCAGCAGTTCCAGCCGTGGTTGCTCCAGTAGTAGTTCCTGCTGTGGTAGTACCTGCGGTAGTTGCTCCTGTCGCAGCAGTACCAGCACCAGTTAATAAACCGCCTGCTGTAGCTCCAGTGCCTGCTGAAATACCACCTGTTACAGTACCACCACCACCAGTAACAGCACCTGTACCAGTTACTGCTCCTGTAGCGGCTGCGTCAGAAGCCGTTGTAACACCAGCAGCAACAGCATCAGAAACAGACAGGCCAGCAGCGACATTACCAGAGGCTACATCAGCAGCAATGTTTGCTAAGGCTGAGTTACCAGTAGCGGCTAGTGTTTGTGTATAGGCACTTGTTGCAGCCTGTGATGCTGCTCCCTCAACACCAGCAACAGCAAGGTCAGAAGCCCCACTAAGTAAACCTCCTGCTGTGGCTCCGGCAGTAGCTCCTGTAAGACCTGCTAATTCAGCGCCAGTACCTGCAATAATCTCACTTACAGCACCAGGACCAATAGCATTGAGTGTAGCTAATGATTCTGCGGACAAACCACCAGCAGCTAAGTCAGCCCCCAAGCCAGCAGCAGCTTCAGTACCGAACAAAGAACCAGCTAGCTGTGGTGCTGCAATCAAAGCAGCCATTGTGCCTATCAGTACTTTACCTAATCTATCAGTTGTCTTATTACGATCCAACACTCTTGTGGTAACTTCACCAGTAGCAGGATCTAAGAAGTCTGCCCTGTATTGTCCGCTACCAATACCACTCTGATCAGCATTAAGTGTCGAGATTTGAACACCACCATCAGGACTTCTGAAGGCTGTCCAGTTCCTACCACCAAAGTCTACAGAACCAGTTTTGATGTCGGATTGTATTCCAGGCTGTTCTTGGTTAGCTACTTCAGCATCCCATAACGAGTTCAATGATCGAAGCTGTGTACCTAAGAATTCTGTACTGCCTTTAAAGGCATTAGATACATCATTCAAGGTAGCTTTACCGCTATTAACCTGATCAACCCAATACTGTAAACCACCAGCATCAGGGGATCTTTGAAGCATGTTCTGATACAGGTTACTAATACCTGAAGTTACTTGATCAAAAGCAGTTCTTGAAGCGTCTTCAGACATTGTTAAAGGAGTGTCTTCTAAACCTCCCTCCATCATCCTAAACCCAGTATTCTGCTGAATAGCCATTATATGACCCTACCTGTTTTCACAAATACGTCCAATTGTTGAACGGAGATTGTTTCTGTTGCTATGTTAGCTTCAATACCTATCTGGAATACACCACCAGTACCACTAATCTGTCTTTCTACTTTACGAACAGATAAACCAGTGTTGTAACCTGTGTTGTATTCATCAATGTTGTACTGAGCAATGTTGTACTCAGCACGAGCTATTGTAGGTAGTGTGTATTGACCGCTTTTGTAGCTGTTACTGTAATCTGTAGCCCATCGAATATTGATAGTGGTGTTGTTACCGCCAATAAGAAGCATCGTCATCTTCTTAAGTATCTTAAATATTCCTGGTGATTGGGCATCAATGTTTGAAGTATAGTAAGAGAACGTATATGCTGCCCCATTGTCGCTTGCACCAGAGTATTGAGCTATATAGCCTGTTCTGCTAAAGTACAATTTACGATCACTGGTAGCACAAAACGATATCGGTGCTATTGTCCATGTAGTGACTTTACAGGAACCATCCTGTAGCCTTGACTTAACATCAAAGCAATAGATTATCTTTCTTGAAGGAAGACTTAATAAGTAGAAACCATCAGCATCTGAGTAAACAGACTTGATGTTGTCATCGTTACCATTGGTAGCAATGTCAGTGATCAAATCATTCTTGACATTACGAGAGATATCAAAGATCGGATTAGACTTCTCTTGAATAACCCTAGCTAGACTCTTAACACCACTATCGGACAAGAAGAAGATATCAGTGCCTACATCTTGTACTGTATCTCTACTGATACAACCAACACCATCAATGACTTCAATCAATGATAGGTTTGTTGTTGGGTCATTCTGAGCACCGTTGTATATGATGATAGACCGACGACAGAAGATGATAAGATAGCCGTTAAAGGCTGCTAAGGCTGTGATGGTATCAGTTCCGTTAGTCAATACCTTCTCAATATTGACTGAACCTGCTGTACCGCCTGTCCAAGCAAAACCCTGTAGAGAATCTGACCAAGTAACTGTACGTTTATCAGTGCTTGTGTCCGCAACCCATAGACGACCAAAAGCACTTAACACTTCATTAGCTAAAGGTACAGTACCACTGTAGCTACCATAAGCGGACATCAGTGAGTAAGTATTGGTGCTGTGTACGTAGATCAGTGGGTCATGACTACGTTGAAAGAAATAAGTAAAGCCATTGAAGTCTACTGCTTTCCAGTTCTGTGCTGTCCATGTAGTACCAGTGTACTTCAAGGTTAATGATGTTGTACCTGAATAGATCTTGTTATCACCAATACTAAGAATCTCTTTTGATCCATCAGTCTTGATGACTTCTTTGATCAATGCAGGCTCTGTGCTGTTGAAACCAGAAGAAGTATTGACTTTGACCCAACCACGCCTAGAAGCAATACGACCAAACTGATCAATAACAGCATTCTCTGCCTTAAGAGCATATTCCTTAGGCAGTGTAACAGAAGAGTCTTGGGTGTTAAGACCAAAAAAACCAGGAGCAACAACTGTTACTGGTTTAAGTTGATCAGCCATTATACTGCTTCCCAGAGAACTAAGTCACTCTCTCTACCAGCTTCAATAGAGATATAGTTAGCAAGCGTCTTACGATAAAGATCTGCTTGCTGATCAGATAGACGACCACCATCCTCTCCACGTTCATTGATAGCACGTAGGTAAGCACCTTGGATAACAACATCTGATGGTACATAGATAACATCAGTATCATTAACAAGATCTGCTTGAGGTACAATGCAATCAAACTTCAGTGTGTAAACTGCATCTGGAACAGGGAATACATCAACGGACAATACACCAGCAGAGCTTGTCGTAGCCATAGCATAGCTACTAGGACGACCAGTAGGGGCACTAAGAACATTTAAGTACATGTTCATCTCTGCTGCTGATAGCTGACGTAGATACCAGTGTGCAGCGGGTATGAAAGCATCTTCAATCTTAGTTCTTAGATTAGAACCAGACAAAGCATAATTCGTTGTTGATGCTGCTGTAGTGACTGTGATCGTTTGACGAAGCACAGACCAGTTCCAAGCATCTTCAACTTCTTTCTTAGCTTCATTGACCATATCACCAATGAGTTTAGAGTAGTCACTCTGAATAACAGCAACTACTTCATCCTCACGGATGCGCCTAAGAACGCCATTAACACAATCAAGAAAGGTAGCCATTACCATTTCACCTTATTGGCCCAGTAAGCCGCTGACATCTTACCTTTTGAGATGTTTTCTGCATGACGAGCTTTAAAGGCTTTGTTCCTTGCTGAACCTTCAGGAGAACCTTTAACACCTTGTTGTCCGAAGCGAATCGTCTTTACTTGATCACCGTCCTTTGCAACAACAATGTGAGATTTCGTAGGATGGTCCGGTGTACGCTTCGGTTTGTTGTACCCAGACACTCCTGCCCTTTCCAATCTAGAGTCTTTCATTTCTTCTTAGCAGTTTTAGCTGCCTCCTTGAAATTTTTAGCGGTTGGAGCACCTTTACTTCCAGGCTTCTTCATCTTCTCACCAGAGCCTTCAGCAATACGCTTACGCTTGGCTTGGATGTTAGCGTATAGTCCTGGTTTCACTTTGTTCTCTTTGCTTCTTTGGCTTTCATCATACACTTACCAGCTTTCTTGCACTTAGCTGGTGTAGGACATCCTGGACATGGTTTCATTATTTCTTTCCTTTCTTCTTAGTCATACCAGCCTCTGATAAGGCAATGGCAACTGCTTGCTTACGTGACTTAACTACAGGACCACCTTTACCGCTATGCAGAGTACCTTCTTTGTACTCACGCATAACTTTCTCAATCTTCTTTGGTTTTTGTTTCATCTTTCTTCCTTCCAAAGATCATTTGTACTGTATCTGTTTCCCATATCCTGATTGCAGTCCAGACAATGGTGAGGACAGCAGCCATTGCAGGCAGTAATTCAGCTAATGTACCTACAACAGTGATGATTGATAAAGCATCACCAACTTGTTTTACGTGTTCGTCTGCTTGGAGAGCCATCACACATCTCCGGTATTAGTTGACGGGAATGAACGTCCTGCTCCCCATATAATTCTTACTGCACCTACAGCACCATTACCACCTAAATATGGTTGATAGTTAGGATATTCTCCGGTTGCTCCACCACCACCATAAGCACCACCAGCACCTGATGCTGATACTGATGAAGTGCCTCCTGTAGCTCCTCCAGAACCACCTGTACCACCTGCTGTACCGCTACCGCCTGTACCGGATGATCCTTCACCTAGGATTCCTGTACCACCTCCACCCCCAGAACCACCACCAGAGGTTGTACCGCCTCCTCCACCACCAGCACCACCACCAGAGCCATTAGTACCGTTTATTAGATAATTATAACCACCATCACCACCATTGCCTGAATAGCCTCCAGCTCCACCTCCACCTAAGACTCCATTACCACCATTACCACCACCATCGCCAACATAACCACCACCTGTAGATGTTGTATCAACTACACCAGCACCACCACCATAACCAGCACAGGTTGATGTATTAACAAAGTAACTATCGCCTCCAGCAGTTCCGTTACCTGAATTAGATCCTACACCAGCAGCACCAACAACAACTGTGTAAGAGTTACCTGGAACAACGGTAATGTTATTCTTGTATCCTAAACCACCTCCAGCACCAGCACCCTTATTTCTGGACCCACCCCCACCTGCACCAATACAAACAACACAGATTGATTCAACACCAGGAGGAGGAACAAACGTGTATGTACCAGCAGTTGTGTAGGCTTGTTGTCCTTGTTTTAAACCACCAGAGCCTAGGAAGGCAGGAAGGGCTGTCATTTTACGTTACCTACAATCACAGCAAGTGACGAGGTTACGAACAAGATCGTAGCAATACCTCTGGTAGCTACTGTTGCTGAAGTCTTTGCAGAACTGATACCGCCAACATAAGCAGTAACAGCACTACAAGTAATTGTCATATCACCTGTGGTGTTGTTAAAGATGATAACACTATCACCAGCAGTGAATACGGATGTTGGAACTATGATAGAACCACCAGATTCTACTTGAATGAAGTTACCAGCATCTGCTGCTACTAACGTATACGAAGATGTCTTTGTAGAACCAGACTTCTGAATACCACGAACATTACCATCAGCATCAGCAATCGATGTCATACCACTCATCGTACCGCCAGTGATGGTTACGTTACTAGCATTCTGTGTTGCTATCGTACCAAGCGAAGAAGAATCCTGCTTAGTAGAGATAGCAGTTGCAATGTTGTCAAACTCAGTGTCAAAGTCAGAACCTTTGACAATCTTTCCAGCATTACCTGATGGTAGAGAATCTTTGGCAGTAAAGTTGGTTGTCTTCGTATAGTTAGACATTTCTAATCCTCTTTAGATTTCTTTACCTTAGTAGCCTTTTCAGTTTCTTCTTTCTTTTCTTCTTCTTCTTCTACTTCATCATAGTCAGGATGCTTACGCATCTGTGCTACATCATATTCAACCTCAACACCAATTACATTGTTGGACCACTTACATCTAAAGTAAACCATAATGACCTCTATATGTTGAAGGGGCTACAAAGCCCCTCCTTTTTATACGAACCTAGCTACAGCAATCTTGATCGTAGTGGATGCTAAGTTAACAGCACCACCAGTATTGTTGTTAGCAGCAATCGTTACCGTATCAGCAGCCGTGACATCAGCAGTAATACTGAGCCCAGCAACATCGACACCGAACGAAACACCAAGAACAACATCACCAAGAGCAACACCAGGAACCGTAACAGTATCAACTTGTGTTTCAGCATCAGCAACCGAGGCCAAGTCCAGCGTAGCTGTCACTGACCAAGTATCACTGAATAGACCACGAAACTGATCTGTACCACGACGAGAAACAACAGAAGTAGCAGCCATAATTATCTCCTTAGTTAGAGGGGCTGATTAGGCCCCTAATGTTATCAACCAGGGATAATGAGGGCGATACCAGCATCGTTACGAAGCTCTGCAACACCGTAAAGGGTGTCAGCAGTGTACAGCGTAGAGAGATACTCTTGCTTGTACTGAGCCTGTGAACGAACAGCCATCTGCTCTGCATGAACCATTGCATCCTTGTGGAACATCAAGCAAGCACGAGGAGCAGTACCAGAAGAGCTGTAAGCTGTGTCAGCGTTAGTAGAAACAAACACTTTAACACCGTATACATCACCGATCTGACCGTTGCGGATGGTGTTGCTACCGCCTTGCTCACCAACGAAAGCCTGCTCGGTGAAACGAGAAAGACCCATCATGGTGTTACGAGCAACAGGAGGAACGAGGAAGTAACGCTGATCCATAGGAACATCAGCATCATCAAGACGCTGGATAGTACGGCGGATAGCAGCATCAGTCAGTGCAGAAGCGTTACCAGCACCAGCACCGCCTGAGAAGGCAGTCGTACCATCACCACCGATGTAGGCAGTGGTTGTACCAGTAACAGAGTAGTCACCAGTTGCACCAGCAGCGTGTGAACCATTGAAGAGACGACCGATACGAACAAGGTCAGTATCTACTTGCGTAGCAAGAGCGTAACCAGCGTCTTCGGTGTAGAAGCGGCGCAGGGAAGCCAATGCCTGCACTTCAACGATGTCCTCAATCAAACGTGAGTATTCGTAGTGCTTGTTGATCGAAACTTGCACTTCGTCTTCAACGTTAGCCTGAATGGTAACGGCAGTGTTCGCAGCTTTGGCAGCAGCTACACCACGGGTGGGCTTAGGAATATGAAGCAGATCACCTTTCTTGCCACGCATAGACATCTTGTTGACAAGGTTTGCCATAACAAGATTCTTCTTGTAAGCAGCGATGATTTCATCAGACCAAATCTCTGGAATAAATTTATCAGCATTGGTCTTGTTAACGATGGAGGAACTACCTCCAGGATAAGTTACAGCAGCCATTTTAAGTTTCCTTTAAAATTAAGTTTAACGGACACGTCCATCAGCGTATGCCTGCATGATCTCTGGTTGCAGGTTTAGGTAACGCTCTGGATCTGTCATTTGAAGCCGAATAAGATCGCTTCGACGGTAAATTTTCTTGCTCGTTTCTCCAGTAGCACCATCAAGAGCTACAGTAGCAGCTTTAAGTGTCTTCTCCGTCTGTTCTTGGAGTTGTTGAGAAGCTTGATTAACAGTTTCCTGTTTGATCTTTCTCAGTTCCTTAAACGTAGTGAGTAGTTCGTTAGCAGAGTCAAAGTCAAACTGTTGATCTGCTGCTGCGTACAGCCTTTGTCGAACACTAGAGCCTTTAACCCATTCAGCAAACTCAGGATCAGCAATGACCTGTGTATAATCTGGATGTGATTGAGCTAGCCTGTTCGCAGTCTGCATACGAGCCATCTGTGCTGCTGCTAATTGAGCTTGCTGCACAGCAGGATGCGTAGCTACTGCTTTGTTAACTGCCTTAACAGGATCGGCAAAAAAATCAGTCTCTTCTTCAACAGCTTCTTTTGCTTCTACCTTAGGGGTAGTGATTTGCCTCTTGATTAACTCATCAGCAAGTTTTCGAACTTCACCAACCTCTTGTGCTTGACGACCAATTAACTTCTCAGCCTCTTGGTGCATCCTTATGATCTCATCTAGAGATTTACCCTTATACTTGTCAGGGATCTCATGCTGAGTAGGTGTTGCTTGCTTTACTTCCTCCGCTTGAAATTCATTAACTTGTTGTTCGTCATCAACAGAATCTACAAATTCAGCCATTTGCGTCTCCTAGTCGGGTTAAACCCAATTGTTAGGATGTTAAAAAAATCTAAGTTATCCCTCGTAGTAGGACTTAGACTGTGCTACTTTAGCGGCCTGTTCGTGTACCTTAGCCCATCGATCTGCTGCACCAGGGAATGAGCCAGTAATACCTTCTAGCTTACTTCTCGGTGCTGCTAATTTCCTTTGTGCTCTTTTACCGCAAACAGGACAAACTACAGTGTTCTGGGTATACTCAACTAAATGCTCTGTTGTGTGACCTTCAGAGCATTGAAAATCATTTATAATCCTCATTCGTTAAATCCTCATAGGCTTTTTCTGATACTTCTTTGAGTGTCAGGAGCCAATCTAAGATGTCTAGTTGACCTTTTTTAAAGAATAGGTTGTTTGAGTCAGTGATGGAGGTGACTTTGTTGTATGCTTCAAACAATTGTTGAGCATCTTCCATCAAATCAAGCCAACCTGGATGAGAAAATAAGTCAAACCTATTTTCATAGTATCTTTGTAGTTTTTCTTCCATGTTGTAATTTTACCACACCTATTTTGTTGCTGTAAAGCCCCTTGACTGCGTTACTAAAGTGTGGTACAATCCTGCTTTTTGGAGACACTATGCAAGCACATCACTTTGCTAAAACATCACTAACTTCTCAGGAAAGGTTAAACCTTGTCCAACACTTAGTTGCTCATGGAAAACCTACTGAAGAGATACGTAAAGCTTTAGGTAATGTAAGCAGACAACGAGTACATCAACTGATTGATAAACTAATCAAAGAAGGTCGTATCACTGATGAACAACGTCCTCGAACACAGCGAAGAGAGCTTCTAAGACAGAACTATAAGCAGAAATGGGGTCATTACCCAGAAGAGGCATCAGTGCGTGAACTAGATGCTTATCAAGTACAACGAGAGAAGTTCAGACGTAAGAAAGCATCTAACTACAAACATGAATGGGACATTACCTTTGATGATCTGTTCTTCCCTACACATTGTCCGATACTAGGTATTGAACTTGATTACTATGCTTCAGAAAGACAAGAGAACTCTGTTAGCTTTGATCGTTTAGATACAACTAAAGGCTACATCAAAGGCAATGTCATGATCATGTCATGGAGAGCTAATCGTATTAAGAACGATGGTACTGCTGAAGAACATCAAAGGATTGCTGATTTCCTTAGACAGAATCAGCACCTATAGAGTCTGCAGCAATGGTGACAATCCACTGGCAAGTTGCTTCGTCTAATACAGCATCTTCTGTAGGCTTTGGTGGGATAAAGGCATTCCTAGCCTCATCAAAGGTATAACCAATACCAGCATAGTTCTTACGAAACTTACCGTTATAGCTGGTTTGCTTCCAAGTACCTCCTAGTAGACGTTCACAGAAAGCAGCACCGATATGCTCTTTCTCAACACCACTAGCATCAGCGGTATCTTTGTTGTCTACAACGATAACCTGAGTAACTACGTTATTCTCAATCTTGGCAAAGTGTGCCATCTAAGCCTCCAATCTTAAGCCAGTAAGGTCCATCTCTTCACCGACAACACCAACTGGGAATGTATTAAAACTAAGGGATATACGGACATCATCACCTTCTACAGTAGGGACCATGTGCGTTAGTGATGATGGGAAAAGGATTAGGCGACCAGTGAGGGCTTCAAACCACCATGATTCACTATTCCAACTGTTCCACTCTTGAGGTGGAAACTTAATCTGTTGGTAACCATCTTTGTAGAAGTAAATCTTATCTGTATCATTTGTCTGTATGTAAAACACACCACTAACAAATGAATTAGGATGAGCATGTTTGTGATGGTATTGTCCTGGCTCACTGTAGTTAACCCAAGACTGTGTGATACGAAGGTTAACATCATGCTTAGGATTGACAGTGGCTTTGAAGTACTGTCCTAAACAATCTTCCATCCAGCTACGAAGAGGTGTCATCGTAGAGTTCTTCAATACAAAATTATCCTTACTGGTACGATTACCCATGTTAGGACGCTGTTCTAACTCTTTAAGTACGAACAACTCTTCTTCAGTAAGAGAACGATTTAGATCAAAGAAGCCTACAGGCTGTGCGAAGAGTCCATGCAAGTTCATTGAATAGCCTCTTCAATCTCTTTCATCTTGATGCCCATTTCCTCTAACTGCTCTGGCAACCACATCGTAGGGATTGACTCTTCAAACTCTTTGATCTTGTCCATCACCCAGTACACCTCATCCATACTCGGACAGGGGCGTGGATCATCCCAGCGGGTAAAGACGTTGTTTGATATTTCCCACTTAGCACCAGGACGAAGCATGTGCATCGCCGTATCAATGCCGAGGAAGCGGTAAATTTTCGTGTTTTCCATTTGACCTCTTATTGATTTATTTTGATGATGACGATGCCGGAGCCGCCTGCGCTACCAACAGCATTCCACCCACCAATTCCGCCATTTCCTGTGTTTGCACCTGCCGCTGTTGGCACCACCCCATTCCCTGCGGTACCTGCCGCACCACCAGCCGCATAAGTTGTTCCAGGCGTACCCGCAATAGTTGATGATTGTCCTGGGCCGCCAGAAGTTCCTGTTGACGCTCCGCCAGCACCGCCACCACCTCCACCGCCACCACCTGATGATCCTGCAAACCCATTGGTTCCTTGATAAGCAACGGCTGGAGCGCCATTACCGCCAGAAGATGGGGCATTAGGCGTATTACCAGTTCCTGCTGTTCCGCTTATACCACCGCCACCACCGCCAGAACCTCCGTTATTTCCTCCGGTATTAGTATTTCCACCACCGCCACCACCACCGCCATATGACTTGATGGTATTAGTTCCGGCTCCAGACGGACTTTCAGTAATTGGAGAGCCAGCAATAGAAGAGTCGCTCCCATTAGTACCTTTATTCCCAGCACTTCCCCCTGCTTGCCCTGCGCCGACCGTAATCGTATAAGTCTGATTGGCAGTTACTGTTAACCCAGTTCCAGTACGAAACCCTCCTGCCCCGCCACCACCACCTATAAAAGCAGCTGGTGCGCCACCACCACCGCCACCGCCACCAACGATCAAATAGTCAATGCTGGTCACGCCCGTGGGGACAGTAAACTTACCCGAACCCTTGAATACGAAAACACTCTGTGATGGTGCTTGATATTTCAGAATGACAATGCCGGAGCCGCCTGCGCCGCCGCTTGTTAAGCTGCCACTACCTCCACCTCCACCACCTCCTGTATTAACAGTCCCTGCTGTGCCGCTAGCACCAGGGCCAGCACCTGCACCACCTCCACCAGAACCCCCGCTACCAACAGTGCCGCTAAAAGCAGCACCGCCACCACCACCTGCATAAGTTACAGAAGTTCCTGAAATGGTAGACGCTGTTCCTGCTCCTCCATTTCCTGCTGCCGAGTTAGAACCGGAACCTCCGGTGCCTGTTGACGCATTAGAACCACCACCGCCACCAGCGTTCAAATAAGAGTCAACGTTTGAAGGATTATTATTTCCTGCGCCGCCATTTCTTCCTTGCTGAGGATTAGCAGGCGCACCGTTTCCACCGTCTGAAGATGCGGCAGGTGTGTCACCTGTCCCTCCGGCTCCGCCAGAACCATTTGATCTAGTTCCGCCGCCACCACCAGAACCACCATTTAGACCCGCATTTGCAACAGTACTTGATGCCAACCCCCCTCCACCACCGCCAAAGGATGTGATGGCATTTGCATAAGGGTTGCCTGGGGCGGCAGGACTTGCGGTTATACCTGTTCCTGAAATATAAGAATTGCCACCAGAACCACCGTTATTTCCAGGTGCTGATCCTGATCCAGCAGTTCCTGATGCGCCAACAGTAATCGTGTAATTAGTTCCGGCGGTGACACTTAACCCTGTACCGGTTCTAAATCCCCCAGCACCTCCACCTCCGGCCGAATACCCGCCATTACCGCCCCCTCCACCTCCCCCTCCAGCTACAATCAAATAATCAACACTTGTCACTCCCGTAGGGCAAGTCCAGTCTTGTGTCGCTGTGAAGGTTTGGATGATGGTGAACTTACCAGCAGCACCACCAAGCAATAAATTTAAGATACCAGTCATGACAACTCCTTAGGTTAACCCAGTACCAGAAATCAACCAAGTTGTTGATGTTAGTTTTATCGCTGTTGCCATACCATATTGAGCTAGTGATCTAGATCCTGTTGTACCAGTACCAGCAAGATACAACGTGTCTGTTGTAATCGCAATGGTAACAACTTGAGATGTCATATTGATGAATGTTAACACAGTTCCTACATCGTATGCAACAGAACTATTCGCAGGAATTGTAAAAGTTCTTGCGTTAGCGTCTGTTGATGGGTGTAGAATAGCTTTACCTGAATCCGTATCAACTAATGTATACGCTGCTGATTGAGAATTAATAGGTACATTAAGATAACCTAAAGTAACACTATCTGTAGACGGTAATGTTTGTGTAAAACTACTATTACTGTTAGCAGATTGAAGTGTTGTTGTACCTGAGCCACTTGCGTGACCTTGAAGTTTTATTGCGGACATTATAGCTCCTTAAGCTAAAACCATCCATCTCTGACCTGTTCCAACGGTAACAGAGACTCCAGTATTAATAGTTACAGGACCAACGCTAAGTCCATTCTTAGCAGAGGTTACGGTATAGTTAGATGATATGGTTTGATCATTCTCTAAGATCGTTGAAGATCCGCCACCACCTCCGGTAGCAGCAATCGTAATCGTACCGTTACCGTTTGTAATGGTTACGTTAGAACCTGCGGTAAGAGTTGCTTTAGACAAACCACTGGTAGCAGTATTACCAATTAGTAGTTGTCCATCAGTGTATGATGTTTGACCCGTACCACCGTTAGCGACTGCTACTGTACCAGTGACGTTAGCTGCATTGCCTGTGATGTTACCGGACACAATAGAACCACTAATGGATGTTAACCAAGCAGGGTTGCTATAGCTACCACCAGTACTTACACCATCAGTGATGCCGTAACCACTTAATGTTGTTGGTGTACTGCTAATCTTTGACCAAGCTAACGAAGTAATCCATGAAGGATTAGCATAAGAACCTGTCGTATAAACACCGTTGGTTACTGTGCCTGCATTACCTGTGATGCTGATACCCCAAGTACCTGTTACAGACGCTGGTGCAATATTCTTCCAATAAGGACCAGTTGAATCGTACTGCAGGATATCGTTGTTCGCTACAGAAGTAATCTTAACGTTATGTAGTTCGTCAAGTTCCCATCCGTTGTTAATGTTTACAAACAACTCACCGCTACTAGCATTGACTTTAACAACCCAACCAAGAAACACAGTATGTGCTGGTGCTGATGGTCTTGTAGCAGTAAATTGACCTGCTGTTTGTGATAAGTAAACATCATCACCTGCAGTGAATGCACTGGTATCAATACCACGAACAACACCAAAGGTTGCTACAAAGCCTTCTGCACCGTTAGTAATGTCTTCAGCAGCAATACCTAGTGTAGGTGCTGACAATGCTTCAGTATCTGCGTCAGCTAAGACAATACTAGGTCTTTGTCCTTGAGCACCTGCAACAGCAACAACAGAACCTTTAGTAATGGTTGCTCCAGAACCATTATAAGACAGTACTACGTTTTCCTGTCCGATATTAAGATCAAGGTTGTTACCTTTAAGTCTTGTAACCAGAGAACCATCACCACTGTCATACCAAACCCTACCAACAGCTCCAGTGACAGTTGCTGCTGTATCAAACTGAATGTAATCAGGAGAGCTAATACCACCTGTAATACTGTCTAAACTAGTGATGTTTGTGTTAGCACCTGAGTTAGCAGCACCTAATGTATTGTAACTGATTGTTCTTGCTACAGAACCATCAAAGGTAGTTCCTGATGCGTCACCACTACCACTATTGTTGAAAGTTACTGCATTGGTTGTTGTACCGCCACCGCCAGCAGCAACAGTATCCCAACCGAATGCTGTTCCACTCCACTTAAGGTAGGTATTTGATGTGGTAGGAGCATCAATAAAGCCTGTAGTATCAGCACCAAGCTGGTAAACAATCTTGTTAGCAGCACCACCAGCAATCGCTGTTGCAGTACCTGCATTACCACTAATGTTACCAGTGATCTTTGATCCAGCCAGTGATGTAATCCACGTAGGATTGCTATAGCTACCACCAGTGCTTACACCATCAGTGATACCATAGCCTGACAGTGTTGTTGGTGTTGATGTAATCTTAGACCAAGCTAGTGCTGTGATCCATGAAGGATTACTGTAGCTACCTGTTGTGTATACACCGTTAGTGACAGTACCAGCACTACCTAGAATGTCAATATTCCAAGTACCAGTAGCGTTTGTACCTGTGATGCTAGGAGCACCAAGGGTGTTGTAGCTGATTGTACGGGCTACAGAGCCATTAAAGGATACTGGTGAGGCTGCGCCAGTACCGCTACTGTTAAACGTCACTGAGTAGGTTGTAGTGCCTCCACCACCGCCTCCACCGCCACCAGCAATCCAAGATAGATTACCATCACCATCTGTGGAGAGAACTTCTCCAGCATGTCCTGTTTGATCTGGTAGTAGTTCTGTGATGCTCATCTGTCCTTGTTTGAACATCTGAACTACAGCATCACTAGCGATACGTGTTACGTAACCAGCATTGATTTGTTGTCCGTTAGATAGTTCAACAACTAACTGATCATCAAAGTCAATGAATACATTGGTAACACTTACACCATCAACACCATCCCTACCATCTCTTCCATCAATGCCATCTTTACCTGGACGACCATCAATACCGTTTGTACCATCACGGCCATCCTTACCGTTTACACCATCCTTACCATCTCTACCAGGATCACCTTTCTTTGTAGAAAGATCTTTGATCTCATTGTACTTAGCGGTAAGTCTATCTTCAATCTGTTTAAAGGCATCAACGATGTAAGCGGATTTAGTCTTGTTTACCTCCAGATCATGTTTCTGTTTCTCTTCACGAAGACCAGCAATTAACTCTTTCAACAAGAGTTTCTTATCTCGTGAAGAAGCCTGCATTACTGCATCAATAAGTTCTTTAGCCATTGTCGGTCAACTTATCAAGTAGTTCGTTGAGCATATCTTCATCACCAGGGAGTACACCAGCTTTACTCATCTGCATTTCTACAATCTTGGTGTTGTTCGCTAAGTCAGCTTCTTTGAGCATTAACTCTGCTATCTTGACTCTACGGTCAAACTCAGTCTTAGCAGCATCGTCTTGGTTTGGTAAGTTCTTAGACACTGCTGCCATTATTTTAGCACGAGTCTCTTCAGGAAGCAACTGTGCTTCTATCGCTGTCTTCTGAGCCTCAGCAGCATCCTTAGCAGCTTTAGCTTGTTTCTCTCGGACACTAGCTTCAGCATCTGCTAACTGCAACTGTGCTGCTTGCTGTTGTATCTGCTGTTGTTGTGGGTCTGGTTGAGCAAGTTGAGCCAACTGAGCTAACAATGTTTCTTTGTTAGGCAACGAAGAAGTCTCAATAACACCTTGTAGCAACAAAGGAACGATAGGACTGTTCGGACCAAGTGTAGACAACAATGCAAGTATCTGTGCTTGTTCAAACTCTCTTGCTATCATGCCCATCGTACCTGTAGCAACAAAGTCAAAGTCTTGTACAGGATAGCGATCAGGACTAAACTGCATGTATCTCCATGCTGCTTTCTCTACAAAAGGAATCAAGAAGTCTTCTTGGAAGTTAACCAACGATCTCTTGTTCTTTTTAATCAGTCCGGACACTGCCATAGCAAGACCAGCAGTGGCTGCTTCACCACCAGAGACCTGTGCAGGGAGGTTTGCTGTGTCTAATGTACCTGTAGCCTGCAACATCATCCTCTCAAAGACCTGTGCAGACTGTAAATTAGCTGGGTCTGTGTTACCAAACTTGAATGGTGTTAAGATTTCGTTAGGATTACCATTAGTTAGGATGGTTTTACCAGGACGAATCTCAAATTTAGCTCCTCTAGGCAGTCTTGTAGCGTCTACAGCCATCATAGGAGCTGTTGTAAGCCCTAAAGAGTCTAAATGACTACGTAACTGAGCATCAACAGCCTTTTGCATGTTGTATGCCTTCTCAGCCGTTCCTCGACCCCAGAAACGACCAGGAATTGAGTCAGCTTGGTAAGCAACTACAGGTCTATCTTGCATCATGAACGGGTTTTCTTCAGCCTTTAGCAGGGCTTCTCCGTTAGCAATAACCACCATAGCCTCAACCATGTCTGAATATAGCTCATCATCTTCATAAGCCATGTCATCAGGGTTTGCTAATAGCTTTCTAGGCACTAAACCATAGTACCTTAGCATAAGAATCTTGTCATTCTGGTAATATGTTAGGTCTTGATCAGGCTCTAAGTCAGTATCTACAGCAGCATCACCAAGTGCAACTGCTTTGTATACACCATCTTCCATGCCTTTGATGACTGCATGTCTACCTACATACTCTTCAATAGCACAACCCATAGCATCTTCAATGCTTGTTGAGTTAGGATCAATGATAAAGTTCTTAGGATTGATGGGTTTTAACTGTACAGCAATGCGATTGTTGGTTCGGACACCAATCATAGACAGTCCAGGCTGTGCTGAAGGCTGTGTAGCTGGGGCCATCTCCTTCTTTTGCTTAACAATGATCTCACCGATACCAGTACCATAGATCTCAGCTAAGGTCATGACATTACCAATAGCTTTTCTGATCTTGTCTTTCTTAAAATCTTCAGACAAACGAGTACGTAAGATCTCAATGTCTTGTTTATCCTGGTCAGCAACGTCATCACTGATGTCGAAGAACTGTCCTTTAGCGAACACAGCTTCTTCAAGATCAGCTTGTTTGTTGTCTACTGCTTGCTGTAGGGCAGGGGAAATGATCTTTGAACGCTCAGACTGTCTGGTTTTATCTTCATCAGCCCAGATTCCACGCCAAAGACGTTCATACTCTTCCCATCTTGGGAGGTAATTCTCATCTCTGTGGTCCCTCCAGTTGTTGCATCGATCCATCACAAATGCTACTAGAGCATTCTGAGGAGTGATTTCGGATTCAAATTTCATGTTTGGTTATCCTAATAGCCTGCTACTTGGTCCAATACTTCAAACTCTTCTTCATCAAGGTTTTGATTCCAGTTTGCAGTTTGTATTTGATCAATGTAGCTAAGTGCATCAATCAAATCATCATGTGTCTTAGTGTCTGGGAACTGCATCAGTTGGTCTAAGAACTGATAATTCCAGTCACCTTCATTTAAAACAATCCTACCATGCTCAAATCGACCTTGTAGTGACCAAACAATCCTATCTGCTTTCTTCTTATTACCATGCGTTAGTTCTTCAATCCTAGGATAAAAACCATTCCTACGCATTAGATCGTGCATATAAGGCATCACTGCATTCTTCAGCGCACCTTTCTCTATCCCAACACAACTAACTCTGTAATCCTTTGCAGCCTTTAATATACGTACTGCTGTCTCTCGGACATCCCACCTACCATGCAGTATGTCAGCAACCCACCAACCTTTGGTGTTAACCTTAACAATGGCTATCGCTGTTTCATCCAGTTTCGAATTCTTCGACTTGTTCGTCTGAGAAGAATCAGAGAAACCACATAGATCCACCGCCATAAAGTAGTTACCTTCATCAGGTTCCTCGTCGCTGACTTTAATCCATTCTTCCTTAAATATCTCACTCTGAGATGCTTCAAACGAAGCCATAAACTCTTGTCTGAAAGCAAAGCTAGACATTGAACCTTTAGCAGCTTCAATCTCTGCTGGATCTAACAATGGATTATCAAAGCTAGTGAAGTGCCATGCCTTGTAATCCTTATCCTTACCACTATCACCTAGCCTATACAGTTCATAGAAGTGGTTTCTACCCATTGGCGTACCAATGAACATTGCTCTACCCTTCTGATCCGCTAAGGCAGGTCTTAAGATCTGTTCGAACACCTGTGGTTTCATGTCAGCGTATTCGTCCATCACTAGATACTTTAAGCTGACACCACGCATTGTCTCTGGTCTATCTGCACCCTTTAGTGAGATCATTGCACCATTGACTAAGGTAATCTGCATGTTGTTAACATGACTACCTTTAATGACTGTATGGCCTAGCTCTAACAGCGTAGACCACATAATATCTCTAGCTTGACCCTGTGTTGGTGCTACATACCAGACATGACCTTTCTCAGTCTGTAGTGCCTCTATGATCAGTGTCCAAGCTGCTAACCTAGATTTACCTGTACGTCTACCAGCAGCGATGATCTTAAACCTTGCTGGATCTTTAAAGACATCTTGTTGCCAGGGAAGTAACTTAACTTGTAGATCCATCGTCTTCTTCTTCGTAATCAATCAACGTGGTTTCTACCTCAACAGGTTCATGCTCAATCATTTCTACTGGATTATCATTCACTCCAGTGATATTGATGGTAATGGCTCTAGAGCCTCCTCCAACACCTTTTTCTTCAAAATAAGATACTGGCAACATCCTATCAACACACAGCTTCAGTGCTGCCATCTGATCCTTATCCTCATCATTCAATGCTTTGTGAACAATCTTACGGATAATGGCCTGTGAGTGTGTCAGCAACAGCGAAGCTGTTAGTTCTTTAATCCTTGCTGCTTCACCAGGAGGCCTACCTCTTTTAGCTCTTTTGATGTACTTCTGTACCTCTTCCTTCTTTGGTCTTCCTCTTTTCCTTTTTTTGGCAGGCACTTTCTTTTCTTCATTGACTGCCACAACATCCTGGCTGACCGATGAAGGTAGCGAACAAAGATTAGATGGTACATCGTCAGTTTTAATTTCAGACATCACTACCTCTATATAGTTTCTCTGCCGGAAGGCAGGACTGTAGGGTGTATATAATTTTATGTATCTACAATGTAGTGTATGACGATTAGTTATATGTCTATTACTGAATTGTTTTTATACAATGTTTTGTTCATAGCCTACATAGAAGGACTTATTGTAGCATACAACTGATATTGTTGTAAAGACTCTTGACTACTACTGTAGGGTTATTGTCAGTGCAGACTATGCTTTAACCAGTGCAGATTCAGTGTAGACTACACACCAATCAAGGCTTTAGCGGGGCTCCATTAACATGGTGTCTTAGGCTCCGCAGAGGCAATATAGATAACCTATTGATTCTAAAGAGATTTCTTAATAGTAATGGATTATCATTATCAAGTTACTTTTTAGCTTTTTTTTGTGGCTAGGTAGCACCACAACAATCTACACCACAACTCTACCCCTCCCCCTATGTCGTATACTGTATACAGAATACAATAGAGATACTGCAAGATAGCAGCAAGATAGTGTAAGTTAACGTAAGTTACTGCATAGGCTGTGCAGTCTGTGCTGGTTGCTGTGCAGGTGGAAGAATGTATCGATGAAGCACCCTACATTGATACCTACAATGACACTTCGCAGACTGTGCAGACTGTGCAGTGTTCCACGTGAAACTGTTGTATTCGAACAACACTACCGTTCATCCTGGATTATTGTCCGTTCATCGGATAGTGCTGAAATGCCATTGACAACGTGAAATCAGCTAGGTAGTATGGACACATCGACAAAGCAATTCCGCTAAGTCAACTACGGAGAATCTATCATGAGCAAATCAACTTACAACGGCTGGACTAACTACGCTACTTGGAGAATCAACCTAGAAATGTTTGATGGCATGACAGCACGTGATCTTACTGGAAGATCTGTCACTTGCATGTCAGAATTAAGATCTGCCTGTCAGGAATATGCTGAGGAATTAATTGAGGCAACATCAAACGAAGGTCTTGCACGTGATTATGCTTTAGCATTCTTGTCCGATGTTGACTGGTGGGCTATTGCTGATCATTTAGCATCTGATACTGATGACGAAGATGAAGAAGAATCAGAAGAGGAAGAGACAGCATGAAAATCGTAGGCTATCTAGTCACATACTATCTAAGCTTAGAAGGTGGTTTAGAGCACTTGGATAGGTTCGATACGTTAGATGATGCTGAGGACTTCGTTGATCGTTTAGAGCCTGAAGAGTTTTGGATTAACCCTATCGTAGACTTATCAGGAGAGTAGACATGCAATCTAGTGACTTTGTGTTGTATCTTGGTGGTAGTGCTTTCGGTGTATTGTTCGCCTTCATGACCTTTATAGGACTAACCCTATGATTAAGACTTATTTCAATGGTAAACCATGCGAAGTGTTGAAGCATGGTGTTGATGGTGAGGTTTTGATACGTCATGCATCACCTGATCCGCTATGGCCGTTTCCATCCTATACTTGGGTTAAAGCCAAGCTAATCACTAAGACTAAAGTATCAAAGCGATTAGAGGCTCTACAAGGCGTTGAAGATGCACTCATGTAGGTCAACTACAATGTAAGGATCATGTAAGTTTAGTGTGGTAAAATAGCAACACTATGTATGCTATGGAGACTGCACGTCATGAACAAAAGAAATCTACTCAAGGAACGCAAAAGACTTAATCAATTACACGGGCATAAGTATAAACGACACTTTATCAGCGAAGGCTTTTATTGTTTTTACTGCGCCGACCCTGCTAATGTCTTAGATCATGTTCCGCCATTAACGGTTATGGACAATTTAGATTATGACTATAGGAGAAAAAACGACATTCCATGCTCATTGATTACATGCTGTAATGAGTGCAATACGGCTCTAGGCAACAAAAAACTGTTTACAGTGATGGATAGACTTGTTTTCTTAGAATCTTACTATGACGTTAAACTTCAAAAGCAAAGGAGTTTATGGACTGATGACGAAATTGATGAACTTGGACGAAACCTTAAAGACTTTGTTAGAGCTAGGCAAGAAATGGCTAGTCGTTTCATGTATAAAATAAGAGCCATTCAAAGCCGTCAAATAAGGCCTGAGACGTTTCCGTCCTTTGCGGAGTCCACCTTAGCCTAGATCGTCGCTTCTAGGCCTGTTTTAATCGATTCTAGAGGGTATTCTATGACTAAAGAGATGTTGGATGAGTTGCTGTACTTAATTGAACTGCAAATCAAGGCTAATATTGCCTTAGCATTAGGTCATGCTGATGCTGCGGACAAAGAAGCAGAGAAAGAGCATGTTCAATACTATCGACTTGTTTCGTTGATTGACTCTATGAAGGATGATCTAAAGTGAGATGCTTATCATGTAATGAAGCCTTGAGCGACTATGAAGCCTCTAGGCGTAGTGTTCGAACACACCAGTACATTGACTTATGTAATGGTTGTTTTCGTTATGTCCGAGATGAGATTGCTGCTGTTGGTAATGTACGCTTGATCAATGAAGGAGATGATGACATTGTAAGTAAACGTAACATTGATGAAGAATGACTTGACAACTTTGTTTTTTTCTGATACCCTAAATCTATATAGGCTATGTAGGCTACTTAGGCTATGTACTAAGTATATACTATGTATAATATTTAATATATACTTAGTACTTAGTCTAAATAGCCTATGTACAGTAGGGCTTAACATAAGGATTGTTCGAAATGTACCCTGATTATGAGTTTTTACCTGAAGAAGCCTTTGATTACACTAAAGGTGAGTACGAAGATATGCACGAAGATCACAACATCAATGACGTGTTAAATCGCTTTGTTCGCTTATGCCAAGAGTATGGTTTTTACTTTATGTTGCGTCAGTTAACTAAGGCTCTTAACGCTAAAGGGTTCAACGTATGATTAAGCGTATACAGCCACGTAAACGCAAGGTTAACCCCTACGTAGCCTACCTAGAGAATCATGGCCGCCATGCTACCTTAGAACAGCTCCTAGAGGCATTCCCTGACAAGACCTCTAAGCAGATAAGAGACTCTATGTCTAAGTTAGTTGATAACTACACTGTTGATAGGGATATTCGGAAGGATGATCACCAATACTTGATATCGTACTCACTAGGTGGATACAACACCAAAGACAACACTGGTATCTGTTGGCATAACCCTTTTAACTTGAGGACAACATGAGCAGAGAAGCTATGCAGATTGCTTTAGATGCGCTGGAAGCTAATTTAGGTAATTGGGCGGCAAAAACAAAAGCCGTTGAGGTATTGCGCCAAGCACTGGAAACAGAGCAAAAGCCTGTGGCGTGGATATCAGAGGGCGGCGATGTGTCTCGTAGTAAACGGTATATGGATGAAATGGGATTTAAATGCAACCCCCTCTACACCTCACCACAAAAGCAATGGGTTGGGCTGACTGATGAGGAAATCTATGAATATGCAGATAAGTATCTTTATCAGCATGGCAGTAATTACGGTATCAAAGCATTCGGTAAAGCTATTGAAGCCAAGCTGAAGGAGAAGAATCATGGCTGAAAACAAAAATGCAAAGACACCAACGGATGGTGGAACAGGTTTTATCGACGGTGTGTGGTATGGGCCAGGGCCTACGGCGTGGCGGTGTCAATGCGGCAAACCCTATACGGTTACTTGTATTTCAAGCAAACCAGCTAAGCAATGGGTTTCACTAACGGATGAGGAGATACAAGATCTGAGTTATCTGTATCAAAAGATTGATGCTAGTAACGCAGCGTGGTTTGATCGCTTGGGTTTTGCTAAGGCCATTGAACAAGCTTTGAAGGAGAAGAATCAGTGAACTACTTAGCCACGCATGTTGGCTGTGATGATTGTGGGTCTAGTGATGCACTATCCGTATCTGTTAACGATAAAGGAGAAACTTGGTCACATTGTTTTGCTTGTGGTACGAATACTAAATTGTCTGAACATGATGACAACTTCAGGCAAAAGCATACAAAGTCTGCTAAGGTGATTCCAATGTTAGATGGTAAGTATCAGTCCATACCGCTAAGAAACCTATCCAGAGATGCCTTAAAAGCCTTTGGTGTGATGATCACTGATGAGGGTGGTGTAGCTTTTCCCTACTGTGATGCTGATGGTAAGGTCACTGCATACAAGGTA